ACGCTGGACGATATGTACAGTGGCAACCCTTAACCTGGCACTTAAAGAATTTTGGAAGACCCCGGCGCGTAATCGGGTTTTATACGGTGGCAGGTCATCCAGCAAGTCAACTGATGCAGCGGGTTTTGCGGTTTTTTTAGCCAAAAAAATCTGCTGCCGTATTCTATGCACCCGCATGTTCCAGAATCGCATCAATGACAGCGTGTACGCACTCTTAAAGTCCAGAATACGGGATTTTGGTTGGCAGGATGATTTTAAAATAACCAATAACTCAATAGTCTGTACAGCGACCGGCAGCGAGTTTATGTTTTACGGGATTGCCCGTAACATCGATGAAATACGGTCTATAGAAAATATTGATATTCTGTGGATTGAAGAGGCGCATTTGTTGATGGAATCCCAGTGGGATGTGTTGGAGCCTACCATCCGTAAGCAGGGCAGCCAGATATGGATTATCTTTAACCCAAAATATCGGAACGATTTTATCTGGAAACGCTTTGTCGTTAATCCACCGCCTAAAACCATTATAAGGCACATCAATTACGACGAAAATCCGTTTTTAAGTGAAACCATACTGGATGTTATCGAAGCGACCAAGCTTGAGGATGAGGAAAAATACCGGCATATCTATTTGGGAGAGCCGCTGGAAGATGATGAGGGTGCAGTTATCAAGATCAGCCACGTCATGGCCGCCATTGATGCCCACATCAAACTGGGTATTGAAATACGTGGATCCCGGCGTATTGGCTTTGATGTGGCCGATTCAGGTGAGGATTCTTGTGCGACAATCGAGGCGTATGGGCCGTTGGCCGTATCAGCCGATTTATGGAAAGCCCGTGAAGATGAGCTGTTAAAGTCTTGCACACGGGTCTGGGCACAGGCACGGGAACGGCAATGTCTGATTATTTATGATGCCATTGGTGTGGGTGCTGCCTCCGGGGCGAAATTTAACGAGTTGAATGTCAACCAGTTACCGCGCGTGCAACATGCCAAGTTTTTTGCCGGGGGTGCGCCGCACCGGCCTGATGCGAGTTATGGGCAATCCGGTATTAAAAACCGGGACTTCTTTTCAAACATCAAAGCACAAGCCTGGTGGATAGTAGCTGACCGGTTCAGGAATACGTTTAACGCAGTGACCAATGGTCAGAAGTTCCCGGATGACGAAATGATTTTTATCAGTAGCGATATGCTGCATTTGAACAAGCTGATCGATGAGCTGTGTACGCCAAAACGGGATTTTGACCAGGCGGGCCGGGTGAAGGTGGAAAGCAAGAAGGATTTGGCGAAGCGTGAGATTGCATCGCCGAATTTGGCTGACGCATTTATTCAAGCCTTTGCCCCCGGCATAACTACGCCAATGAAAATTAATATATAATAAATTAAGCAATATCAAGTTAGAGGTGTTACGTGTCCCAACCCACTGTTGATTATGAAGTGCCAACCCCTCCCCCCAAGCCCATGAAGATCAATGTCCAGGGTTTGGCTGAAGATGCAAAGATAACGGCTTGGCAAGTGCCGACTGCGCCCCCGGGCGTTATCCCGGCGCCGCTTAAATTGGCTTGTGACGAGGCGATTAATGCCAATTACAACTATGCCATTGGTTCAGCCTTTGCCGAAGGTCTGGGCTTTCTAGGCTATCCCTATCTGGCAGAACTGACCCAGCGGCCTGAATACCGCAGGCCTTCGGAAATCATTGCCAAGGAGATGACGCGCAAATGGATGGAGTTAATATCAACAGGTGATTCCAAGCTGGATGACAAGACTGACAAGATCAAGGCCATCGATGCCGAACTGAAACGCCTGAAAGTCCGTGAAATGTTCTACAAGGTGACTGAGCATGACGGCTTTTTTGGCCGTGGGCAGTTGTATATGGACACCGGCTCTACTGACAACCCTGAAGAGCTGACCAAGCCGCTGTCTACCACCGTGGGCAAGATCGGCAAGGGCGCATTAAAACGCCTGGTGCTGGTGGACCCTACGTGGACGTACCCAAACGGTTATAATTCAACCGACCCGCTTAAGGACGATTATTTTGTGCCCAAGGAGTGGTTCGTGATGGGCAAACGCATCCACGCCTCCCGATTGATGTTTTTCATCAGCCGCAAGGTGCCGGACATGCTGAAACCTGCCTATGCGTTTGGCGGCCTGTCGTTAAGCCAGATGGCCAAGCCTTACATTGACAACTGGCTGCGTGCCCGGCAATCAGTCAGTGATCTGATCCACAGCTTTAGCGTGTTAGGGCTTAAGACTAATCTGTCCGCTATCTTGATTGGCGGTGCTACGGATGAAATGTATAAACGTGCCGAACTGTTTAACCATGCGCGTGATAACCGGGGCATGTTAATCATAGACAAGGATACCGAAGAGCTTTTTAATGTCTCGACGCCGTTAAGCACATTGGATATGTTGCAGGCGCAGGCACAAGAGCAAATGGCGGCGGTCACTGGTATCCCGTTGGTGAAGCTGTTAGGCATCACCCCCAGCGGTTTAAATGCCTCCAGTGATGGTGAAATCCGTGTTTTTTATGACTGGATACAAGCCCAGCAAGAGGCCGACTTTAACCCGCACCTGGAACGCTTGTTAAACATTGTCCAGTTGTCCCTGTTTGGTGAGATTGATCCGGAAATCTCGTTCCAATGGGTGCCGCTATGGACAATGAACGAAACTGAATTGTCTACCTGTCGCAAGACTGAAGCCGATACGGCCATCGCCTATATCAATGCCGGGGTTATTTCACCGGAAGAGGAACGGGTCAGGTTGGCTTCGGAGAAACAAAGTGCCTATGCAGCGCTGGATTTGGATGAGGACGTGCCGGAGTTGCCGGATGATGACGGGGAAGAAGAACCGGATAATTTGAACGAGGAAAATGATGAAACTGTTTAAACTAAAAGCGGACGTTGACTTTTACGCCGAGGATATTGAAGACGCGTTCGACAAGCTGAATAACCACTTTTTTTATCTTGCCAATAGCGGGGATTTTGAGGATCCACAGATCATAGTTAAGGGCGACATAGAAATCGGCCCGCTTGAAGAAACCGATCCGGGCAAGCCTGACCACTGACCATGCTAAAACCTTTAACCCTGCCCCCCATCCATCCCAATCAAGGCCTACAGGCGGCCTATCGGCGTAAGCTGGACAAACTGATTGATGAGATGCACAAGAGCCTTACGTACTGGATTACAGCCGCCTATAAGGCCAACACGCCTGAAATCGCCATGGATGCCAGCCCCGCCAAGGTGATGCGCCAGCTCATCAGGAAATTGCGCAGGCGTTGGGATAAGAAATTTAACCAGGCCTCCCTCGATTTGGCCAATTATTTCAGTACGGCGGTAGCGGATCGCGTTGACGGCGCGTTATCGACATACCTGAAGGACGCAGGCTTTAGCGTCGATTTTAAGTACACAGCGGCGATGAATGATGTCATCCAAGCTACTATCGGCGAACAGGTGGGGCTGATCCGTTCCATTCCTGCCCAGCACTTCAGTGAAATAGAGGGTCTGGTGATGCGCAGCGTGGCGACAGGGCGGGACATCAAGTATCTGTCCGACGAGTTGCAAAAACGCTATGGCGTGACCAAGCGGCGGGCGCAGTTTATCGCGCGTGACCAGAACAACAAGGCGACCGCCAATATTGTCCGGGTCAGGCAGAAGTCCATGGGCTGTACGCACGCACGGTGGCTTCATAGTCACGGTGGGAAAAAACCAAGGGAATCCCACCTTGAGGCCAGCAACAACAAGCTGATTTATGAGATTGACAGAGGCGCGTGGCTGGAAGGAAATGGTGGGAAATGGGACTGGATATTTCCGGGTGAAGCAATCAATTGCAGGTGCGTCTCAGTGCCCGTTATTCCGTTGGGGATGCCAAGCGGTTAATTAGCCGGCTGCATGTTCCTTAAGCCAGTCCTTAAGCGCCTCGTTCATGCGCGTCTGCCAGCCTTTACCGGTGGCGCGGAAAGCCTTCAATACATCTAAACTCAACCCCAACTAATCATCTCGGCTGCAAAGCGGCCATAATAACCATTGTTACGCGGCCTGAAACTGCCAAGACCTATAAATTTACCGGCCTGTTCAAGGTGAGTAAAGAACACATCTTCGGTGATGGTTTCATCAAGGATGCTAAAAACGGTTGTCCCTTGCCATTTTGGGATGACGGGGAAATACTTCTCCACGCGCTTGTTTGATCCTCGGACGCCATCGCTGGGCACAAACATGATCTGACAGGCCACATCATCTTTATTGACGCCTATAAACATATTTTCCATGACCACAACACCCGCCTCAAAATGCTTGGTATAGGTCGTTTTGCCTTTGCCCGGTATTTGTATGGACAGAAACTTGGCGGCTTCCGACAGGCAGTTTTTAAGGGCAAAATTAGGGATGAACACCTTCCCGTCCTCATCGTAGTGCATCTTATGCCGCCACGTCCTCGCCTCGTAATCCTTAGCCAATTCCTTTTCCTTTTTGGGTTCGCTGACATACTTGCCCTGTGCCAGTGTTGATTCAGATGTGAGCT